AAAGGAGGTATAGTATGTATGATAATGTCTTAGCGGACGTTGAATCTGTATTTGCCTCTGAGGCCTGGACAGTAAACAACATTGAGGTTTACCCTGATAACTATCAAGGTGACATCAATACAGAAAGTGAATTTTGTAGACTAAACGTCTTACCAAGCAACAGTAGCATAAATGTCTACGGTGGCAATAAAATTCTAGAAGGTATGGTTGCAGTTAAAATATTTGTTAAGGCTGGCGAGGGTCAATCCCGTGTTATGGCTATTTCAGATATTCTTGATACCGTACTTCAAAACAAGCGTTTAATCAATGGTACAGAGCTTGCCACATCTTACTTGAATGTGGAAGGGCTAGACCCATCTAATAAGTCGCTTTATAGCGCACTTTACATAATTCCATTTAAAATATACGGAGAACACTAAATGGCTCATATTTCATCTTTGGGGGCAGGTATCTACACATACCTTGACCTCTTTAAGGGCACAATTCCAGCGGGTACAGACACCGCTGCGGAATGCGCTTCTCTCTTTGTTGGCACCGCCCCAGGTACAGCTGATGCGGACCACGTCCGTATGCCTTCTGTGCGTGAGTTCCCATCCATTGGTACACCTGCAAACATCGTTAACGTTCCTGTTTACGGCCAAGCAACTTCTTCGCAAGTTCAAGGTCAAGCAGACGCTCCAAGCTTGGAAGTTACTGTTAACTACGTTGCAGAAGACATGCAAGCAATTCACGCCTTGATCGGCACTGAACTTGTATTCCGCTTTATGATGGCTGCGGCTCCTGTAACTCAGGACGAAGCTGCAGGTAGCACTCTTGCAACTGCAAACACAGAGTTCTACTTCAAGGGCAAAATCGAAGCTATCTTGGTAAACCCTGCCTTGACAGATGCGACTACAGCAACCGTAACGTTGTCTGCTCAGTCTGACTTCTTTGGTCCAGCTACTGTGGCTGCTGCCTAATAACAAAACTAGAGGGGGCTTAACCGCCCTCTCTTATCCCAGAAAGAGTATAATGACAGATAAACCGTTTAGTAAAACTTTTGTAATGCGCACTACTTTTCGTCACATGCGGAGAAGCGTAGATATTAGCATCCGGAAGTCCTTTGAGAGGTTCCAAGACTTTGACAACGACTCAGAAATTGGTCGTGAGATTATGGAAACTTTAGATGTATTGCACAAAGTAAGGAAGTTGCTTGATGATTTTCAAGCAAACAACCCAGAATTATTTACAGAGAAAGATCGCTTAAAATGAAGCACCTAGTTGGAAAAAAGATTGTTGAAAAAGTAAGTTTTATGAATGATGAGGTTGAAGTTAAGAAGCTAACAGTTTCTGAAGTCCTTCATATTCAAGAGCTTATCAAAAAAGCACAAAATAAAAAAGTAGAGTATGATGACATGTCTCTAATTAAAGACGTTGTGCGTATGGCTGTCACGGGAGCCGACGAAATTACCGATGAAGAATTTAATGAGTTCCCTGTTGGGGAGCTTACCCACCTCTCATCTAGTATTCTGCGTATTGCGGGGCTTGGTGAAAACCTGGGAAACTAACCACACAAGAAGAATCTCTCTATGAAGTCGCCTATAACTTAGGAATTCCTGTTTATAAAATAAAAGAGGAAATGCCTTACTTAGAACTTATAAAGTGGATTGACTTCTTTAATAAGCGCCCTGTGGGTTGGCGTGAAGACCAAAGAACCTATTTAATGCTAAGATCGCAGGGTATAAAAGAGTCTGCGGAAAACCTTTTCCCAACACTGAAAATCATAAAAGATAACTCAGTAAAGAGCCAAAAAGATGACCATGCGATTCCAAGAGGTAAGTTCCTAGATCTTATGCTTAAGGCAAAGAATGGTGATGACTCTGGTTGGAAGGTAAACTTTAAAGGAAATAAGGATGTCTAACGAGATTCGTTTTGACGTTGTTAACTTCCATCAAGAAATGAAGAGAGTTGAGGAAGAGCTAAAGTCTCTCGTCAATATGGACATTGAAGAGAAGATGGATTACTCTGTTGATACTCTTCGAATAGTTACTCCAGTAGATACTGGGGAGGCTAGGTCTGGATGGAAAACAAAGAAGTTTTCTGATCAGTATGGTTTCTTAGGGGGTTCAATCCTTAACCCTGTTGATCACATTGTTCAACTAAACAACGGTCATAGTAAACAAGCACCAAAGTATTTTATAGAACAAGTGCTAACAAAAATAGGTATTTTAACCCCTGAATAAGAACTGCCCCCTGATGGCTTCTCATTATCGAGAAATTGTTAGGGGGCAATTTTATTAAAGGAGCCAAAATGAGTGGTGTAGAAATTCGGGTACGTGCTAATACCCAACAAGCTAGGTCTGAACTTAAAAAAGTTGAAGACAGCGTTAGCAATATAACAAAAGCAACACATAACCTTGCAGGTTCCATTAAAAGGGCCCTTGGTTTTTATGCTGGTTTTGTTACAACTAAAAGCATTGTGTCTGCTGCGGATGGCTTTAAACGGCTTAACAACCAACTTAGGCTGGTTACTACGGCGGGTGAAGGTACTGCTGGCATTATGGCAAAGCTTAATAAGCTTAGTATTGAGTCCAGAACAAGCCTTCAAGACACTGCTACAAACTACTCACGACTTGCTAGAGCAATGGAAGGAACTGGAAGAAGTTCAGGTGAATTCCTTTTAATTACTGAGGCTATTAACAAGGCAACTAAACTAGGTGGTCAACCCTTAGCTACACAGCAAGCAGCTCTCTTCCAGCTTAGTCAAGCCTTTTCTTCAGGTGTCCTTCGTGGTGAAGAGTTTAACTCTGTTTCTGAAGGTGCTCCTGAAATTCTAAGAGCCTTAACAAAGTCTCTGAATGTTGGTCGTAAAGAGCTTAGAGAAATGGCCGCTGACGGTCTTATTACTTCTGATGTTCTCAGTGATGCTCTCTTGGGCTCTCTAGTGGATATCCGAAGAGAATTTGACCTACTAACACCTACAATTGAAGAACTTACTTCTATTATGCAGAGTGAGTTTGCAAGGGCCTTGAATGAGCTTGATAAGATCACTGGTATTTCTGCTAGAGTCGGTTCTAAAATTATAACGCTCACTAAAGTTTTTAGCTTTTTTGCTGACTGGGCTGAGTACTACACTCTGCTAGCCAAGTATCATTTCCTTGACTTTGCGAGATCGGTTATAATTACAGCTGATGAATCAAAAGCTGCAATAATGGATTTGTTTTCTTTTGATTTTAACATTGAAAACTTTAGAGAGAACCTAGCCAAAGCTACTGACGCAGTTAAACAACTGTTAGGCATTGGTGAACAGACTAGTGAAGATTCTCCTTTTGAGAACTTATTTAAGGGGTTGAAGGCTAGTATCCCTACAATTGAACTAAACTCTTTGGTTACAGGAGAAGATGCCCTTGTCAAAAGGCTTGAGAATTTTGTCAAAAATGTTATAGCAATCTTTACGGATCTATGGTATAATCCTCTTGCTGGTGATAGTTTAATTCCTGGGCCCTTCTTAGAAAAACACAAAGAGAATGCTGGCGATGTTACTCTAGAAGGCCTTGTCGGAGACTCTGTTTTTGGAAGCTTCATCACTAAAATTAGGGACTTCTCATCAAACGTTATAGCTGTTTTCAAAGAACTGTACTACGGCATTGAGAAAGAAACTCCAGGCGGAAAAGTCATGACAGGAGGCCTTGTGGGCTTCTTTGACAGCGTGTCTATGAGTATCTCCACCTTCACTGACAAGCTAAAAGAGGCAGTAAGTGCCTCTGAGAGCTTTGCTTTTGTTACTTCTGGTTTCATTAGTAAGAAGGAACTTTTAGGGGAAACCATAGAAGCGCTCACAGCTAGCTACAACGAGCAAGGTGGGCTTCTTGGGTATCTTAGCTCAGTTGCAGAGAAGATTAGTGAAATCTCCAAGAGCCTTGGTAAAGATTTATCTACTAAAATAGATGAAACAATCCTTGGTAAAAGTATCGGCGGGCCTCGTGACGGTAAAGTCGGCGGACTCATGGGAGCTGGAGGCGGTGTTGAAACCGCAAGTGAATTTGCTAATAGCGTAGGTAACTTCCTCTGGGATCATAAAAAGGGGCTAGCAATAGGGGGCGTTATCGCCACAGGTATCGTAGCAGTCCTTCCTGCAGAGCTTAGATCAAACCTTATGCAAGGTGCTTTCTTAGGTTTAGGTTATCTTATTGCTACTGGCTTAGGGACAGTTTTAACAAGTGGAATTACACTTACTGTAGCTGGGCTCTACTTCTTGCCAGATATTCTTCAATGGGCTAACGAAAACGGAATAACTAAAGCCATTGGTAAAAAGATTGGCGAAGGCATTGTTGGCTTCTTTAAAGCAGACGGAGAAGGAAAAGGCTATGGCCAGAGAATTCTTTCAGCTATTGTTTCCACTATGGGGAGCGTAGGTGAAGGGATTTTAGAAGGTTTTGGCTTTGAAAACACTGGTGCGTTAACTGATAAGCTAGCGGGGGCTGTTGCTCTTGCTATTCTTGGTATTTCTACTGTTGGTATTGTTAAAAATGGACTTTTAAGTTCAGCTGGTTCGCTTGCTTCTGGACTCTTTGGTGTAGGTTTTACAGCTAAAGGAAATAAAGCTTTTTCTAAGACTATAAAAAGTATTTTATTTATTGGCGGGGTGGGTGCAAGAAACGCAATCAACGCAGGTAACATCCTTGGAAAACTAGTTAAAGGTGGAATTCGAGCAGCGGCGGCAGGGGCGGCAGTTGAAATAGCTGGGGAAATTTGGTTTTCAAGTACTGGCGACAAAGAAATTAGTGCAATAGAAGACGAAATAACAGGTATTGCTAGTTCTGCATTATCTAGCGCTGTTCTAGGGGGTCAGCTAGGTTCTATTGTACCTGGTGTTGGCACTGCTATTGGCGCTGGTATTGGTGCCGCTGCGGGGGCCATGGCAGCTTTGTTTAAAAGCCCTGAGGTACTAGCTGCGTTAGACGGTTGGTTAGACAGTTTAACTACTACGATAAACGATTGGTCATCTAATTTAAATGTTTGGATTACCGACCTAGAAACTTCTATGAATGAAGCAGCAACTAAGTTTGGGGAGTGGCTAAGGGACGAAGCTCTTTCAGGTATCAAAGACTGGGTTAAAGGTGTTGGGGGATCCCTGGCGGATGGCTTTATGGAAGGTCTCGACAATATTAAATCTAAAATTCGCGATCTTTTCGGCTTTGAAAGCAATGATAAACCCTTACAAACAATATCATCGCGTGAACCTCTACCTAGCGATGTACCAGGTGCATTACCTGCAAATAAGGCCACAGGAGGCCTAATTAACGGCCCAGGCACAAGCACCTCAGACAGTATCCCTGCGATGTTGTCTAAGGGTGAGTATGTCATACAAGCCTCTGCTGTCAATAAGTTTGGCCCAGACTTTATGTCTAAGATCAACTCAGGTATTATGCCTGTGTTTAGAGCAAATGGTGGTGGTCCAGAAGCTGAAGCAACACTTGAGATTGACCCTGACACAGCAGCGAACAACGTTAAACTTGCTCTTAACATGGAAAGAACGACTAGAGAAAGCTCAAATAGTTGGGTTGCAGGTATCGATGAGGAATTGTATAAAGTTTCAAGACAACTAGCCGACATACTAAAATCTAGAAACATGGCTTCGCAAGGGGACGAGATCCTAGCTGAGCTTCTTGACAGGGCAATTGCGGGAGGCTCTGGAGGCGACGGTCCAGTGGAGAAACCAAAACAAACCGAAGGGCAAGAAGTTGCTACTCAGTTTGCTAGCTCTTTTAGAGATGGTTTATCAGAAGCCCTTAAAACAGGTGACTTTAAGAACTTTGGCCTTATGCTGCTTGATAGCTTTACTGGTAGCGTTATTGATAGTTTTGCTACAGGTATTACTGAATCTTTGTTCTCAGGTCTTATCGGTAAAGACGGAACGGACGGCCCTCTGGCTGGTCTCTTCACAGGCATTAAGTCTTGGGGGGCAGGTCTTTCTAAAAAGACTGGTGAGAATATTACTGAAGGGTTATCTTCTCTTTCAGCTAAAGGTGGAACAGGATCTACTTTCTTTAGTGGCATTAGTACACTTTTCTCTGGTATGGCTGAAAAGGTTGGTGGTTTCTTACAGACTGCCTTTAGCGGTCTTACTAGCGGCGGCGGCGGCTTCCTTAGTTCTATTTTAGGTATCTTTAGCGGCGGTGCTGGTGCAGCTATGAACAGTGGTGGTATTGTTCCTCATACTCCTTACTCTAAAACAGGGGTAGACAGTGTACCTACAATGCTAACTCCAGGTGAGCTAGTTGTACCTGAAAGTAAAGTCAAAGGCTTTATGGGAGGTGCTGGTAACGCTAGTCAGACAGTAGTTAACCTTTCTGTGACAGGGGACATCTCTAGACAGACTCGTAAAGAGATTATCAAAATGATGCCCTCTATTGCCCAAGGCGTGAATTCTCAGAATAAAGAGAACAACTATCGTCGATAACTTTAACAGTTAAGTAAGATTGGAGTTCCTATAATGAAAAAATGGGAAAAGCTTTTTAAGCTAAAAGGCGGTCAGTTATACTGGAAGGAATCCCGTGGCAGAAGTGCTGCGGGGTCTCCTGCTGGGACTAACCACGGCGACGGCTACAAAACAGTTCGCATTGATGGTAAGGCGGTGTATGCACACCGTATTATTCAAGAGATGTCTACTGGTAAAAAGGCCAATGGTTTCGTTGATCACAAGGATCGAAACAGGTCTAACAACAAACCTAAAAACTTACGGACAACCACAAGCTCTGAAAATAATAAAAACAGAAAATCGTGGGCTAAGAAAAAATAAACAACTGGTCACCCTTCGGGGTGGCCTTTTTTATCAGATTCGTCAACAATTGAACGGGCTTTGTAGCCATAAAAAAGTGAGAAAAACAAGGCATCTATAATGATAAAATCATTTATCATCAACCCCCAAGTGGGAGAAGGAGGTGGCTATGAGCTATTTCAGTGTCGGCGTTTTCCAAGCGGAAGACACCAACGAAGCATGTTCCGAAAGGAATGTGTTGTGTGTTCGCCTTGGCGGACGTGTGTACGAGATTTTTACGATCTCGTCTAAGTCAATTCCTATGTCGGAATGGCTTGCTAAGTACGGTTAACGTGCTTAAGGGGGTGTCAGAAATGGCATCCCCAACTATAACAAAAAAGTGAGAAAAACAAGGCATCTATAATGATAAAATCATTTATCATCAACCCAAGTGGAAATCCAAGAGGAAACCAAAATGGAAAATACTACTATGACCTACGCAGAAATTACTGGCACAACTACACCGCTAGGACTCTTCCCAATATTCGTTATCTCTTTGCTTTTTGTTACTGTTATGACAGTAGATTTTGTTTGGGCTTTTATCAAGTACAAGCTAGACCAAAAAAAGACTGATACAAATTATAACAATAACTGAGCGCAACTAAGAGGAGGTGCAAATGGGAATTTACTCAACCCACATAGTGTTTCATTGGTCAGATGGAACACGGTCGTCACACGAATGGTGTGGCGTTGACCTAGATACCGGAGAGGTATGCTGGGAACCACCGCTACCTGAAAAGGAAGTGGTTGACTCCCAATGTGAATGGGAGGCAGAGGGGTGAAAACCCCCTCACAAAAAAAGTGAGAAAAACAAGGCATCTATAATGATAAAATCATTTATCATCAACCCAAGTGGAAATCCAAGAGGAAACCAAAATGAAAAACGTACTAATCACAGCAATGCTCGTCTCTACAATCTCAACGTCTGCAATGGCCTGGGATACGGAAAAGCGGTATACAATAGTACCAGACGTGGCACGAGAGTCTATCTGTAGCAATACAGATATCGCTATTGGCGCTGCAGTCGGAATTACTGCGGGAATCGCAGCAGGAGTCACAGGTGCAGCTGGTGTGACTCTGGTAGGGCCTGGTATAGCAGCAGGTAGTAAGCTAGGCATGACTGCAGCGCTGTCTCAACCTTTCCTATCTGGTACTACAATACCTATGACTGCAATGTCAACCGCATTCCTTGGACCTCTCGCAGGTATGGTAGGATACTATGTATCTTGCGTAACCAGAGCAGTCTGGTAAATATAAACGTAACAGGGGGTGTCAGAAATGGCATCCCCACAACAATTGAACGGGCTTTGTGATGATCACACTACAAGAATATTCTTACCTACTTATCGGAAATATAGTGCTAGGTGCACTGCTACGAGTCGTTATCATTTGTATGGTAATTTACCTGCTTAGAAGTTTAGTAAAGGACAAAAAGAAAAAGAGTAACGTAAAACTTCAGATTAAGGACACTCGATCTAAAGTGTTTATTGGCTATATTGCTATTCTTAGCTTTTTCTATTTCGTAGCAATAGACGTTAGCCAAGGCTTTGACGAAGACTTCAACTCTTTGATTTGGGTGGGTATGTTTTTGCCTGAAGTGAGCTTAGCTGTATCTAGCCTCTATAAAAAGTTTACAAAAGCTAACGAGGAAAAGATTAAAGCCAAAAATGAAGAGTTGGCGAAACAAAAGAAAAAGTTAGAAGCAGTAACCCGTCGTAACGAGAAAATCGAACAAAACAACAACAACACACTTAAACAAATACTGGAGAGTATCTAATGATTATGACAGCAACAATGTGTCTGGCACTTAATATGTTTTTTGAAGCTCGCAATGAGCCTATAGCTGGACAGCAAATGGTAGCGGAGGTGACTCTTAATCGAGTTGCTTCTAGCAGCTACCCCGATACAATTTGTGACGTGGTTTACCAAAATCAACAGTTCAGCTGGACACACGATGGGCTGACTGATGACCCTACAAAAATGAGTTACCTAGACAAACAAGCATGGGAGGAGATCTACAAGACAGCCGCTATTATCTTGTCTGAGCCTGAGACATACTTGCCTGGAACAGACACTACTCACTACCATGCAGACTATGTCTGGCCTTACTGGGCAGATGATTTAGAGTATGTAAGTAAAGTTGGAACACATTTGTTCTATAAAAACCGAGAAAGCTAGCGCATCTATAATGATATAACATATATCAACACAACAACCCATAAAGGAAAACACTATGGAACTTCATTTCGCAAACCTAATCTTTTCGTCTATCGCACTTGTCTCTGCACTTATCATGTGGTCTAAAAATTCCTGAAAGGAAAACACTATGGAACACGTACTTGTACTATCAGCTCTTGCTGCACCTTTCCTAGCCGCTATTGCGGACTACGCCGTTACCCCATACCTTCTTAAAGGAGAAGACAAATGAACACTGTTTACAAAGTAGGCATCTACGACCTTGACCTGCAATTGATTTGCCACAAGTCTTTCTTAGCTAAGTCTGACGCAGACCGTTATGCTAAAACTGTTCGCAGTCAGTTTCTACAAAACGTAGGCAACATTAAAGTGGAGACCGTTAATGGCCGTTAAACAGAAACTCACAGAAGAAGAGCAGAAGGAACATTTGCAGTCAATTAGCTTTAGCAACCTTGTTAAAGCAATTGATGAAAAGTGGTCTCACACTTACATTGACGTAAGTCATTTGAGTGATCACGAAGAGGTGGACGAAGAAGCCACACTTCAGGAGCAGTGAGATCCAGTGAATCCATTCGATGAGTGGATTCCGTGGATTTCATTGGAATCCTCCCTGTTGTTTAACTAGCCCTCCAGCCCTAAAAAGTTGGAGGGTCTTTTAGACCACAGGGTCTGTAATGCCAATAAATAAGGAGATCTCTTATGGCTACTCGTAACTTCCCTTCCATCTCATCCCTGTATAGCAACTCTCGTTACACTCTTAAAAAGGGGCAACCCTATAAGGGTCGGAGTAACGCTGAACGTGTTGTTGCTGCTTCTCGTGTAATTAACGGCGAGAGCATTGCTAAGGTTGCCTATGACCTTGGTTGCTGTAGGGACTCTGTTCGTAACTGGGTTAAAACACTAGACACTAACAACCCACGATTGAACGGTTAAGACAAACGCCTCTCACTCCCTTCGGGGAGTGGGGGGTTTTAAACTAAGCTTTTTTTTTCAAATCTATAAAGAGGTAAGTATATTGGTAGAAGTTATTGGCGTATTCCTATTGTATGTGCTTGTGAAAGCTTATAATAAGGGCGACGACGAATAACTATTATGTCCCAGAAAAGTAGAGTACAAGAGTACAATGTCTACGTAAGGAATAGTGAATGATCGAAAATACTCTAGACAAGTTAACGAAAGATCTTGAATACAGACAAGGAATGTTAGACAAAAGACAAGCGGCTAGCTTCTTAACTGAAATGGGGGCGAGAGATATTGTAGAGTTCTCTTACACTCACATTTTAAAGGGTTTAGAAAGAAACTCCAGCCTAGTGGAAGTAGCTAGTAGTATTGGTAGAAGGTTAAGACAGAAACTACGTCAGAAACAAAACAGTGTGCTAGACATTCAAGGTGGCTGGTTTGTTCTAATTAGTTATATTGAGCTTGGGATACTGGGCTATCGTAAGAAACACACGTATCGTAATGGTAAAAAAGATAAACACAGAACTTACTTCATCTACGCAAAAGACTGGGTAGCAATTAAAGAGTTACTGGATCTTGTAGACACTGAGAAGTGTGACATGTTCCCTGTAAACACACCCGCAGCGCCTTGGGATGGTTCTGCCTATCACTCTACAACAGGTATCAGTGTCATTAAGAAAGGCTATGAAGATGCTCTGAAGTACTTTGAGAAGAATGACATGAGCTATATTGTTGATACTCTAAATAAGCTAAACAATACAGCTTGGCGTATCAACCAACCTGTCTTTGAGGTTTACAAGCAGTGTATGCACTCTGAGTCAAACCCTTTTAAGTTCACAAAAGAGATTGATCCAATTAAACGGGCTTCGTTAATCATCGAAGCAGAGGCTATCCAGAGGCTTGCAGAGAAGAACCTAGACAAGCCATTCTATCACTTGTATAACCTCGACTTCCGTGGTCGTATCTACCCTAACACAGCCTTCCTACACGAGCAGTCTAGTGACAATGCAAAGGGTATCCTAATGCTAGACGAGGCAGTGCCTCTTGGGGAAAACGGTTACTACTGGTTGTGTGTTCACACTGCTAACGTTTGGGGTAATGACAAGGTTAGTCTTGATGACCGTGCTCAGTGGGTTCTAGATAACTTTGACGACATGATGTCTTATGTTAACAATCCTATGAAAAATACTGGTTGGATGAAAGCTGACAAACCGTTTAGCTTCTTGTCTGCTTGTCATGAGCATAGTATGGTTTCTAACTGGAATGGGGATGGTAACGAACCAGAAGACTTCCCAAGTTGTTTACCAGTCTATATCGATGGGTCTAATAACGGTGTTCAACACCTTGTGGCTATGTCTCAAGATGATGAAGTCGCCCCTCTAGTTAACTTGGTTCCTCAAGACCTTCCTGGCGATGTTTACATGTTTATCGCAGAGAAGACTTGGGAAAGCCTTGAAAACAAAAAGAGCAAGTTAGAACCAGAAACTATTAACAAGTTTAATGATGTGTTTCAAACAGCAACAAAGCTTCAAAAGGAGTATCAAGAAGCACCAGACAAGTCTGAAAGAAAGGCTCTAGCGTTTCAAGCAGCTCAGACTTGGCGTAATCAAAACAGAGGCTTGCGAGAGAAACTTTTTCCTGTTTACTGGACAAACATTCAGGACAAGAAAATCCAGCGTAAGACTGTAAAGCGTAACGTCATGACACTAGGGTACGGCGGTACTGCCTACGGTATGGGCCAACAGGTGATAGAGGACACAAGGGATATCTCCCCTTATCTAAGGGACAAAGAGCATCTCTGGGGTGCCCTCCTGGGCTCCCTCGTGTATCAAACTTGCTATGAGGAGCTAAAGGGCCCTGCCCGTATGCTAAGACTGTTCCAAACTCTTGCTGAAAGAGCTAACGAAAAGAAAGTATACTTGACTTGGGTTTCACCTGTGACTAACTTCCCTGTGTTTCAGGCTTACCGAAAACCAACGACTAAGAGAACTGAGTTAAAATACGGTGAAGAGCTTCTCAAGGTTCAACTACAGGTTTGGGAAGAAACTACCCTTAATGAAAGTAAACAGAAGACAGGTGCTGCACCGAACATAGTGCACAGTCTAGACGCTGTTCACCTAACAATGTGTATCCACGATGCGGACTACACTACAACCGTTGTCCATGACTCTTTTGGCTGTCATGCTGGTAATATGAATCACATGTTTTTGCACGTTAGGCAGAAGTTTGTTGAGTTATACCAAGCAGAACCTCTGGAAGACATCCTAACACAACTAGACGCTCTCGACTTATCTCCTCAGAAAGGAACACTAAATGTCGAATCTGTACTCCAATCCGATTTCGCTTTTGCGTAAGACTATCAAGATCAAGTTTGAAGATCTAGAAGAACTTGCTTATGTCCAAGCAGTAGATTCGGGAGGTGAATACCTTGAAGTAATTGTAAACCCAGATCAAACAGATGAAGAGTTCTACGCAGAGCTGTATCTGGAGGATGAGGGCAAAGACTGGGATCTCGTTGAAATCCTTGACTAAATAATACCTGACGCTAAAGAACAATAATGTTCCTTATCGAAATACTAGAAACAAACCAAGAGGAAATCTATAATGGCTATCGTAAAAAATGTTGAACTGTGGTGGGTAAAAGTTGATGCAGAGCGTCCTGTAAAGAACGTGGATCCTAGCAAGCCAGACTACTGGGAAGTACAGCTTCGTACCACTGATAAGGCCGCAGCAGCAGCTTATGCCAAAGAAAGCATTAACTTCAAACCGCTAAAGCGCATTGTTAAAGATGCTAGTGGCCAACCGATGTTGGATGACTTTAACGAGAAAGTTCGTGAAGTTGTTAAGTGTGAGAAAACAGGTAAACCTTACTTCTCTGTTAATGTTCGTAAGAAAGTAACTAAGGCGGATGGGTCTGCACAAAACCCTGTACAACTAGTTGGTGGCGATCTCACACCAATCAACGCAAAGGAAGTTGGTAACGGTTCTGTTGCTAACGTTCGTTTGTTCCAGTATGACTACACCTACCAAGGTAAAGAAGGTCGTGCGAACATGTTGATGGCAATTCAGGTAACTAACCTACTGAAGTATGAGCAAAAGCCACAAGAGGACGCCTTTGAGATGACTGAGATGAAGGTTATTACAATTGGTGATAACCAAGTTAGCGACTCCCTGGACGACAACGACGATCTAGACTTTTAATAGAAACACCTAAGCATGTGTATAAACTGCTTTTATTATCAAATACGGCAACCAAGAGGTAACACTATGACAAACTTTAATAAGATTTACACGAAAAACCGCCGTACAGATGGCAAACTCATCAAGTACACTATCTACAATGCTTCAAAAAACAACAAAGTATTGTTTCGGGGTGAGAGCCACATACTGACTAGAGAAAACATTATTGCATGTAAGCGTGAGGAGATTACAGCAGGGTTATCAGAGGACTACCCTCTAACTAAGGCAACAAGCTGGATGTTAGAAATCGCAATAGCAAAGGCTAACAACGAAGTAATCAAAGTTCGATTTGAAGAAGAGGAGTTGTTTTAATGAAAATCGCAGAGTTAGGATTCTTTCACACTCCTGCCGACTGGGACGAACTCCATGCATGGCTTGATAACTTAGATAGTTCAGAAAAAGCAATGGCTGGTATCGCTGCTGTAATGGCTTGGAACTTGGCAGCAAGCATCACAAATAAGAAGGAAGAAGTATGAACTTACTACGAGGTGTATACCTGGCTGGCCCGATGGCTGGCTTCACTGGTAAAGAAATGAAAGGTTGGCGGGACGTTGCCACAGAACAACTAGAGGCAGCTGATGTTCCCTGCCTTGACCCTACTCGCCGTATTAGCTTCCATGAGCAGAGCTTGGATGACAACGGGCTATCAGACAACATAGCTAACCGCATCTTCCGTCAAGACCTTCGTGACATTGCTCGTTGTGAAGTACTCTTGACAGACATGCGAGACCACCCTCACGCTAAAGCACAAGGAACAGCGGCAGAAGTTATGTTCTCACACATGAAGAATAAAATCATCATCATGTTCAAGAACCCAGAAGACAAGTTAAACCCGTTTATGACAGCTATGGCTACTGAAGTGCACGATTCTCTTCAAGACGCTATTGACGCTG